TTTTAAAATTGGGATCCACGACGGCAAAATACGAACGTGAAAAATTAGAAGAAGAGAATAAATTGCTAAGAGCAAAAACCGATGCAATACAATCACAAAAGCGAGTTGAGGAATTGTATCTGGATGCGTTATCTGCAATGAGAAGGTATTCAGGACACGGAGAGCAAGATGACGATTATTAAAACATATTCTGAGCTTATAACAATACCAACCTTTATAGATAGGTTTAACTATTTAAATTTACTTGGTAAAGTTGGGGATACAACATTTGGTGGGCATCGGCATTTAAATCAGATGCTATACACAAGTGATCGCTGGTTATCCCTAAGGAATAAGATAATCATTCGAGATAACGGATGTGATTTGGGCATTCTCGATAGAGAATTAATGTCAAGAATAACGATTCATCACATCAATCCAATATCAATCGAAGATATATTATCGAACCATCCAAAAGTATTTAATCCTGAGAATCTAATAACAACCGCCGATATTACGCACAAGGCAATTCACTACGGTAACGAAAATCTATTAATAAAAGAACCAACAATCAGACGCGAGTATGATACGTGTCCATGGAAACATTAAATACCAAAATAAAATAATGAGAGAGAGGTACTGTATAATGAAGAATAGTGAAAAAGACACCGAAAAAAATGTGCAAATAAAAGAAGTAGAGGTAACGGAAGTAAAAGTACAAGAACCTACTATTGATAAAGTACCAGAAGTAGAGGTAACGGAAGTAAAAGTACCAGAACCTACTATTGAGAAACTACCAGCACTACCAGCACCACCAGCAGCACCACAAACACTACCAAAGATAACAGAAAAGGGAATCGTAGTAGATTGCACAGGAATAAATCTTAGGGAGGAGCCATCACTATCAAGTGTTGTATTAGAAGTAATTACAAAAGGATCACGAGTTATGCTCGACGATAGCGGCACTGATGACTTTTATGGTGTCACATCTAAAAGTGGTGTTTCCGGTTTCTGTCTAAAGAGCTTTATAAAAGTATATTAATCGGAGGAAAGTATGGCTAATATTGAGGAAAGTATCCTAAATTCTATAAAAAAACTACATGGTATATCAGAAGATGATACGAGTTTTGATACTGACATCATTATCCATATCAACTCGGCATTGATGATACTAAATCAACTTGGTGTTGGGCCAGCGGCAGGCTTCTATATAGATGATTATCTGGTAACATGGGATCAGTATGTTTCTAATAAGTTTATAACAAAGGCAATAAAATCATTTGTATATATAAAAGTAAGATTAGTATTTGACCCGCCAGCAAGTCCTACTGTAGTAGAGGCCCTAAGGGAATCCGCTAAGGAATATGAGTGGCGTATAGTACAGTGGGCGGAACAAAATATAATATAGTATCGGAGGTGACTGACATGTCAAATAATAATGAAATATATCATTCTGGAGTAAAAGGCATGAAATGGGGTGTACGTAAAGCTCGTTCCGGTTATATACAACCAAGGGCTACGTTAAGTCGAAGAGATCAAAAAGAACAGTCGTTTATAGATGACCCGCAAAAAGTTTATAATAGTGTATATAAAAGGGCCTCGTCTAAGCTTCGTAAGGGGACTAGACTGTTAAATAATAGTCAAAAATATAAAGGAAAAAATTTTAAAACCGACTCTCCATTACGCCAAGAATATTACAATGACTATTCCAAAATGGTAGAACAACAACTAAACGCTGCTGCTATATCTAGAGTCCACATATTTACAAATCGTCGACTAGGTATGTCCCCACATAGGACACTACAAATGAAGTTTTCGTTTGACTACAATAAGGAACTTCGCGCCTCCTATGATATTGCTAAAGCCGATACAAAAAAGGGTATAAAAGAAGAACGCAAGACGGCAAAAGATAATACCAAGGGTGGGGGAGCCATTTCAATAGCCCTAGATAAAGCCCGTAAAATTGTGAAACATGAGGATATTAATATTGATGATACGGAAATGGATGAAATTACTATCGATGTGATAACCGATGATGCCGGTTATATTGTTGACATTAATTATCCAGAAGAGGAATCAGAACAAGACTCCATGGAGCAAAGTGCTTTAGTTTTGGATGATGCTTTTATCGCTCATTATGGTAGACTTGGCATGAGATGGGGTCAGCGCAGATTCCATAACAAATATGGTGAGATTAATCCAGCCGGTCGTAAAAAAACTAAAGAGTTGGAATCGGAGCATGATAGGCTATCAAAATCAAGCACCCTTACAAAAAAGGGAGCACAGCGGTTATCTGACATATCTAAAGAGTATGAGCAGTTAACAGGAAAAGCAATTGGGGCGCGTAGATCAGCATTGGAGATTAAGAAGATACAGGACATGTCAGATGAAGAACTACAATCCAATACTATTCGAAAACAATTGGAAACGCAATACCAAAATAGCCAACCAAAATCCGAGAATTCTACTTCACTACCAGTGAACAAGAAGATACAGGACATGTCAAATGAAGAATTACAAGCATATAACGCTAGAAAGCAACTAGAAACAACATATTTGAGCTATCAACCGAAACCCAGAGTATCATTAGGCAAGCGTTTTATTGTAAATATGGCTAGTAAGGTTATAGCTCCAGTGGCCATTGATTTTAGTAAGGCGTTTATAAAGTCAAAATTATCGGCGTACGTACCGGCTGGCACGGCTAAGGCGGCGGAGGAAACTGTTAAAAAAGCAGCGAAAGCATTAGCCTAAAAACATAATAAAATAGAGGAGGACGATTATGGCGCTATCTAATACGGCTACACCAAAATACTATGGCCAGTTTAGAGACGCCGTAATCAGAGGAGAAATTCCTGTTAACCAAAAGATTTCTATGGAGATGAATCGCATTGATGACCTAATCAAACATCCTGGGATATGGTATGATGATCAGGCCATTGATGGTTTTATTGACTATTGTGAAAACGAATTAACGCTAACCAATGGGGACGATCTAGTACTATTAGAATCGTTCAAACTTTGGGCCGAACAGATTTTTGGATGGTATTACTTTTCTGAGCGTAGTATATTTGTACCAGCTAAAGATGGACGCGGTGGTAGGTATGAGCAGCGATCAATAAAGAAGAGACTTGTAAATAAACAATATTTAATCGTAGCAAGAGGCGCGGCAAAATCAATGTACGCCTCTAACATACATAGCTATTTCTTAAATGTAGATACATCAACAACCCATCAGGTAGCCACCGCACCGACTATGAAACAGGCAGAAGAAGTGCTATCACCAATCAGAACATCAATAACTAGGTCTAGAGGACCGCTATTTAAGTTTCTTACGGAAGGATCACTTCAAAATACTACAGGATCTAAAGCTAAGCGCACTAAGTTAGCATCAACTAAAAAAGGTATACAGAATTTCCTTACTGGTTCCATGGTTGAAATAAGAGCTATGAGTGTTGATAAATTACAAGGTTTAAATAGTAAAATCAATACTGTGGATGAATGGTTGTCTGGAGATATCCGTGAGGACGTAATAGGTGCCCTTGAACAGGGGGCTTCTAAAAACGAGGAATATCTAATTGTTGCTATTAGTTCGGAAGGTACGGTACGTAATGGTTCGGGAGATACCATTAAAATGGAGTTAATGGATATTCTTAAAGGGGATTACGTTAATCAGCATGTGTCCATCTGGTGGTATGGGTTGGATAATGTCGAAGAGATCAATGATCCAGATATGTGGGTAAAAGCTAATCCAAATCTAGGTATAACAGTAAGTTATGAGACCTATCAGTTAGATGTCGAGAGGGCTGAAAAGGCCCCAGCAGCACGTAATGATATTCTTGCCAAACGTTTTGGGTTACCTATGGAGGGGTACACATATTATTTCACCTATGAAGACACATTACCACATAGACCCCGAGATTTTTGGGGTATGCCTTGTGCAATGGGGATTGATTTATCGCAGGGTGATGATTTCTGTGCATTTACGTTTCTATTCCCACTAACGAATGGAAAATATGGGGTAAAAACCAGGAACTACATTTCATCATTGACGCTCGGTAAATTACCAGCAGCTATGCGTATTAAGTATGATGAATTCATACTTGAAGGTAGCTTGATCGTACTAGATTGTACAGTATTAGATATGATGGACGTA